CTGCTGCATGACGCTGAGATTGTCTTGGACGACATCCTCGGCGAACTCGAAGTCACGCACCTTCAGGCCGGCCTTCGCCCCCTGATAGCTTTCCAGCTTGCGCTCCCATTCTTTCTGAACAGCTTGGTGTTCAGACTTTACGGCAGCCTCGCGCTCGTCATGCTGGCGCTTCTTCTCATACCACGCAGTCAGATCCTTCTCATATCGATCGGTGTCGTAATCGGCTTTCTCAAGCGTTGGCTTCGGTCCAAGGGGCGCGACCGCCTGTGTGTTCCGCTGTTCGACCTGTGCTAGACGCTGTTCCAGTTCCTTGGCACGACGTTTCTCTTCACGATACTGCTTGCGAAGATCCCGGACCCAATCAGGGGCGCGGGCTTCCTCATCTTCCTCCGGGGCTGGCGCTTCCCCGTCGATCGAAATCACAACTTCTTCGTCTTCTGCTTCGGCCTCATCGCCTTCGGCCATCTCGGCCTCGTCAACTTCGGTTTCTTCAGTTTCGACTTCAAAGTCCTCTTCGATCTGTTCTGCCAATTCAGTCATGCGATCCTCGCGATTTTCTCACCCATTACATTGTGCGGCTGGGTGGTTGCCGCATTCCGGGGGCGACAGCTTCTTGCAGAGCCTTCGCCGTGTTCACTACGTTGGTGCGCTCTTTCTGCTGAATACCAGCAAGCACCTCGACGGTCTTGGCGCGGGTCTCTTCCGCACGCGCCAAGGTGTATTCTGTGTTGGCCTGAGCCTGGCCTGCCTTGGCCTGCGCTTCCATCGCGGCGGCTTGCAGATACTGCGCCTGCGGATCGGGCTGCTGCGCGGCCTGCATTTCGGCCAACAGCTTCTCGCCTTCTTGCTCGGTCGGCTGGATGACGCCCATCTTGATCAGCTTGTCGCGGAAGTATGCGCGCACCTCGCCGATGCCCTCGCCGTCCATGTTCATCATGGCCATCGATGTCAGCACCTGCTGCGTCTCGGGATCTGGCGCAAGCTGGATCATGCCCAACAGCGCGCGAACCGTGGCGCTGCGCTTGGTGGCGCTGGCCGGGCCGACATCAACAGCCACGTCGAACTTGGCGTTGCTCAGGTCGTTTTCATATTCCACTTCGCCGGTTTCGACGTTCAGGATCGGCTTGCCCATCTCAATGCTGGACAACTCACCGCCAACGCCAACGGCCTTCATCTTGCGGCCAGGCTCGACAAGGATGTCGCGCGCCATAGAAAGCCAGATCTCGCCGCAACGCTTGATCGCCTTTGACATGTTCGACATGTAGATGAAGGTCTGCATGTCCAGGCGCTGCTGGATCAGTTCGACGGCCTTGCCGCTGACGTTGGAGACGACCTCCTCGGCAGCGTCGGGCTTGCCCAGAAGATCGCTCATGTCCTGCTCGGTGATCTGCAACAGGCCAGCCAATGCAGGCGGGATCTGCGGCGGCTTGGTGTAGCCGACCGGGCCAGACAGAACCTCGCCACCGTTGGCGTCGGTCACGGTGTTCAACAGCAGATAGGGATAGTTCCGCAGGTTGTCCTCGGACCACATCATTTCGTGGCCAGCCACCTGCTCGGGCGTGAAGATCGGCTTCTCAACGGTCGAGAGCGCGCTGATCTCGCCCAGCTTGGAAAGCTGCATGTTCTTCAGCCGCTGGGCATCCTTGGCCAGACGGACGTGGCCCATGCACCGCTCGATGTTGTCCACGAACCAACGCTTGCCGTAGACCGGGACAATCGGGATCTGGTCGCCGGCGATGTAGCCGCTGTCTTCCAGCACCTTGCCGCCTGACATGATGTACTTGCGCACCTTGCGGCGCTTGACGCGGCGCTGGCGGACCTCTTTGGTGCCGACAGCCTCCAGCATCATCTCAAGTTCTTCGTCGTCCTCGAAGTCCTTTTCCGAATACTTTTCTTCCTGCCCGTCGATGGTTTGGAAGATGCGGATGGTTTCTGACGCTTCCTCGACGCGGTAGACCTCGGCCACATAGACGACATCAGGCGTGGCCCAGTCAAAGGCCCACTGCTCAATGCCCTTCGGCCAGGTGGTCGGATCGTCATCCCATGCTGCCCGGTATGCGTCGCGGGTCATCGCGGTCAGAACGTAGCAGAGCCGCGCGTCGGCCTTGTCCTGGCGCTTGGCGTCCAGATCAAAGAAGACCGTGCTGTCAGCGTCGTAGATCGGTTCGATCCGAATGCGCTGCTTTTCGTTCTCTTCGTCGTATTCGTCTTCATAGACGGCACGCAGGCGGAACGCACCGAAGCCGCCACCGACGGCCTCCTCGAATGCGTTGTCGTATGCTTCGTTGGAGCCGCTGTCCTGCTCGTCGGCCCGGAACAGCCCATCGCACACGTCGGCCAGCTTGTCGTCGGCGGTGCCGTCCTTGCTGACGAAGTCAACCGTGATGCGGTTGTTGCGGTATTCGTTGATGATCCGCATGACGGCGAGGTGGACCTTGTTCACCTCGAACTTGGGCTTGTTCAGATATTGCTCATAGAGGTTTCCCTCCCACTGCGCGCCGGCGATGGAGTAGAAACGGCGATCCTCCAGGCACTGCAAACGCTCATCGCGCATCACGCCTTGGATGTCATCGAACTCGGCCAATGCTTCTGCATGGACGTTTGCAAGCCGCTGGTCTTTGGTCATGCGGGCCAAGGTGCGCGCCTTTCGCTGGATATTTGGGCCGCAGTATATGACAGGCCCAACAGAATATCAATCACCGTGCCATCGGCATCATGACGGGAACGAGGCGGGGCTTCGCCTTCTCCTGCTTGCCTGCCCGACGTGCGCCCTCGCAGGCATAGCGCAGAGCGTCGATGACGTGGTTTTCCTTGTCCTCCAGCATCGGGAGAATGCTGCCCGTGTCGCGGTCGGTCTTGTAGCTGTAGAGCGTCAATTCATCGATGGTGTGCTTGCAGCGGGGATGCACAACGATGTCGAAAGACTTCAGCCATTCGACGCCCTCCTCGACCGACTTCGGCCCCTTGACGGCGGGCTGGATCTTCGGGAAGCCGTTCTTGCGCATGTGGCTGATGGTCTCGGGCCGCGCGCTGTCGGCCACCATCGGCCAGCGTTCAGCGTCGGGGATCGTCATAAACAGAGCCGGCGTGTCCACGATCTCGCAGCCGACCTGGTAGGCCTCGTGGTCAATATATAGCTTCCGTCCTATAATGTGGCAGCGCACGCCAACGGTCGGATCGGTGGCAAAGCCCCAGTCTGCACCAAGGCGATGCACGGCGTCTGGCGGTGCCTCGAACTCCTCGATGGTCCAGTTCTTGAACACGCGGGTTTCGCTGTTGCGGACATACTCGCCCTTCCAGACGTGCATGTATTTGTCAGGATCGCGCCGCTTGTCGTATTCCATTTCCTCGCGCAGCACCTCGGGAAACCAAGGGTTGTCGCTGTAGTTGACCTCGATCACCACCGTCTTGTCAGGCGCTCCAGGCCCACGCAGCAACTGCTCGATCGGGTCAGTGTCGTATCTCGGGTTCCATGTGAACCAAAGCTGCGATGCGGGCTTGCGGATGGTCGGGCGCAGGATGTCCAGCGAGAACTGGCTGATCGACTGCGCTTCTTCCACCCACGCGATGTCGAAACCTTCCAACGACTTGATGCTGTCTGCCGTGTGGTTCTGCATCCCCTGGAATACGATCACGCCGCCCTGGGCTGACTTGATCTGCGTCTGCTGGATCTCGAACATGTGGCCGACGCCCATCTCCTCGATCTTGTTCTCAATCAGCTTCTTGACCGATTGGGCCAGAGACTTCTGCACCTCGCGCACGCAGACAGCGTCAACCTTTTCGCTGACGCTGCGCTCAATCAACATCTCTGCGAAGAAATGCGACTTGCCTGAGCCTCGGCCACCGTACGCCCCGAGATAGCGGGCGTCGGGGCGCTTCAGGATCGGCAGAGACCAGCGTGGGGTCTTTAGCTGGAGCTTCATCTTTCTAGTTCACGCAACTGCATCAGTTGCTGGATTTGGTCTTCTGGGATGCCCCGGTTTCTGAGTTGCTCAGGCGTAAGTCCCAATATGCCTTTTGCAGCTTCTCCTGTCCCTGGGGCGAGACGAAGTCCGTCACCAGTTCCAGTTCCCCCAGCAACTCCTCGTCCGCCACCGGCCTGTTCTGTCGAAACAGGTCGCTCACCCCCGCGTCCAGCAAGTCCTTCTGCCTCTGGGATAAGTCCTTCAGGCGCGGCCCGATGACTTGGCGCACCTGCGCCACGAATGCCTGCCGCCGTTGCTGCTCTGTCTGCATCATTCCCACTCCACCGCATGACGATGACGGGCGGCATGCCCATGCTTTCGTCCCATCCGTCTGACCGCCAAGCTTCCAGCAGATCTTTATACGCCTGCTCTCCGTGGTCAGATATATACATTTCCTTGTCAAAAGGAACCCGGCCAGCTTCCTCAAAGCCGAATTTTCTGTAGTAGGTCGGCAGGAAGCCATTAGGAAACTTCTTTGACGGCACAGCGAAGGCGTCAAGAACCGTGACGCCGTCCTCGATGGCCTTTGCCATCACGCTCGGGGCGGCTGTCCCTTTCGCGCCGGGCGCATTGCTGACGACACCGACCAAAGCCTTATCGCCCGGTATCATGTCAACGCCGGCCCATGAGTAATCGGGCTTTGCGTCAATGGCGAAGAACACGTCGTCATCGCCAAGCTGATACGCGATAAGATCGCCAGACTTCGCGCCGGCCTTGATGTCCTGGGCGGTGTAGTTCGTCAGAGCAGGCCGATATTTGCTGTTGGTGATGGCATCAACAAATGCCTGCGGAGATGCGCCGCCAGTGTTGACTGGCTGGTTGGTCGGCTTCCACCTGTTCAGTAGGGAGTTGGTGACGATCCGCGTGTCGATTGGAGACAGACGCATAGCCGATCCAACTGGGAACTGATTGCTGCTGGACTGCAACAGACGCTCGAGGTTCTCGACCTGCTTGCCTGTGACCTCTTGGACCGGCAGCGACATGTCGAAGGCACGGCGGCCACCCTTGTTGAAGCTCTCGCCGAATGCGTTGACGTTCTTCTCGCCCCAGAAATCTGGAAACATCTCAAAGGTCGAGATGTTCTGATCAAGCGCGCCGAAGACGCGTCCCCTGATGCCATAGCGATAACTTGGATGGACTGGCAAACCCTCCGCCAACAGATCGACGGGCGGGGCGCTAAAGTCTGGCTCAATGAACAAGAGCGTGTCGCGTGGGTTTGCCCCTGCGTAAAGCGGGTCAACCGTTTCCTGAAGAAGTCGGTTTACGTTTGGCATGCCCTGCTCTTGCATGCCCTTGCTTCCGATGATGTCGGCGATCCTGCTGCGCTCTTGGAAGCTTGCGCCGTTGATGAACTCTTGCAGGTTGGGGCTTTCAAATCCTGGGAACCGCTCAAGGCGTGCCAACGCGGGATCTCCGCCAGCCGCCGAGGTTCTTACCCTGGCGTCCAACTCGCCCAATACCTCGGGCTGGATGCGCCCGTCCCTGACATATGCCGACGTTGTCTTGATCAGTGAGTTGATAAAGCTGATGTTTGACTGATGGCTTGTCGGGTTCATCGCCGTGACAGCAATCAGATCGGCGCCAGATCCAGCCTTCTTGGTCCCGATGCTCTTGCCTTGGACAGCCCACGCAAGGCCAGCCTGTTGGCTAGACTGCAAGAGAGGATAGCGAGGGCCTCCCATCATCGGCTCTGGCACATCAACCTTTGATGCGTCGATGCCTGTGTAATATCCTCCAGTGCGCGTCAGGTCTGCCACCGTAGGGATGATCCTGGCGTCACGAATATCGCTTGGCGTAATGCGTCGGACCTCGGCCAGAGGTGCCTCCTGCATCGCCCTAGCGACCTCATCAAACGTCAACGGCGGGCGGCCAACGCCGGGGATCGGGTTGCTGTAAACCGTCGGCATCTGGCCGGGCTGATTAAGGCGCTCCACGACATCACGGCCAACAGCGCGCATGGTGTCGCCTGCTGCTTGCTGCGCTGGCGAGAACCCTAGAAGACCCTCCATCATCGCGCTGGCAGCAGGCACGCCGATAGCCTTGGCGGCAGCGATAGGCGCGGCGATGCTGGCCACGCCTGACGCCATCTCGCCCAGTGATGCGATGCGGTCCCAATAGCTTTGATCTGGCGCCACCATGCGAGATCCGGCCCGCATGGCGCTGCCGATGCCTTCGACCGGGTTGAACGTCTGGTTCAGGAACGCAAGCCGCTCGGTGACGCCGTTGCCGATGTCGAGGATGCCCGGCGCTGTGCGGCGCGGTGCCATCGTGTCGCCCGGCTCATCCACGCGCACCCACTGACGGCCTTCTGGCGCAGGCGGGACGGGGCCAGCGTTGGGGTCGTTGCTGTCCCAGACTGCCTGCCCTGTTGCCGGATCGATCAGCTTCATTCGTCAGTCCTTCGGATCAATGATGACGCGCTCGATCTTCTGGATGATCGCGCCGCCGTCTGGGCCGCTGTGTTCGCTCTTCACCGTGTCGTTCCAGTCGGCACGGAAACGGTTCTTCATCTGGAAAATGTAGCTTGTGGCGTTGAAGCCATCGACGCCGCCGAAGGTCGAGACGCGGCCCATCTTTTCCCACCATGCTTGGGAGAGGCGCTGTGCATGCTTTACGGCTTCCGAAAATTCTGGGTGTTCTTGCGTCCACAGATCGAAAGTCGAATAGGCGATGTCGAGTTCTGCGGCCATTTCGGCCTTGCCCATGCCTTCGCGCCCGCATTGGATCACGGTCTCGCACATGGCTGGATCGTATTTGCTCGGGCGTCCTGCTGGCATGATTTCCCACCTTCATCTCGGGCGATGCGGCCCGGTCGCTGGGGCGCAGTTTAGCGCAAGGTTCAGGCAAAAGAAAGCCCAGCCGAGGAGGAGCGGCTGGGCAAGTAGAGGCAGGTGTCCAACAGGGAGGTGTTGTGCTGACACCTTACCGCTTGATGGCCAAATACGCAAACATTCCTTTTCCGTGCCGCTTGCAGAACAGTAGGCACATGCCGGCGTCTGATGCGGCTGCGGCATCGAGGCGGTGTGGGCCGCCGCAGTGTTGGCCGATCCAGTAAAGTATGCGGTCGCCTTTCTTGGCCTCATGCAGTGTCAGCGGGAACATGCCGCGGTGCAGGCCGGTGATGTCGGTTGGATCTTTCATCCTGTGCAATCTCCCCCGTCCTGCTGACACAGCACGCCTTCGGTGCTGAATATCCAATCGCCCTGCCGTTCTACGAAGTCACGCAGGCTCTTGCGTGTGTATTCCTTGCGAAAGCGCGCGGCTGCTGATGTCGTGGCCTCTGTGGTCTGGGCTTCCATGCGCTCCCACCATGCGTGCCGATCTGGGAAGTCTCTTGCCAGCATGGCAAGCGTTGCCTCTGACTTCAGAAAGCATCCATCACAGTTGCCCAGCGCCGTGTTGCCCTTGATGTTCTGCAAGCGCAGATCGAATGGCTGCGCTGCCCAGAATGCCATGACGTGATGCTTGGACACACCAGCGTCGGCCAATGGATACCAACGCTGCCAACGCTCTTTCTGAGGCTCACGGTTGACGCGGCCAGGTTCGTCTGCGCGGATGCCAAGAGCAGATATCCAATATTCCCACCCGATAGACCGCAGGTAATCGCGAGACGGCTTCACCTTCAAATCACCCGTGCAAAACCTGGCCTGCTGGTTCGGCAGGTATTTGCGCTTTCGGATCAGTTCCTCGAAGGGTTCGCCGTCTCTTGATGCGCTGTTGTGCGAGACGACATTGAAGCCGGGCTTTTGGCTGATGCGTTCGACCCAGACAATCGGGATGCTCCAGCGGTCACCAACCTCCTGCACGAAGTCTAGGGTCTGCGGCATTTCGCGGCCAGTGTTGGCAAAGACCACCTTGCAGCGATCAGGGATGCCGCTGTTGGCCTCGGCGATCTGGTGCAGCATGTAAGCCGACGTGCGCCCACCGCTGAAGCTGATTTGCACGTTTCCGTCTGGCAGGATATAGGCGTTCACTCAATCACCCCGTCGCTGAGAAAGTCAAAGTCATCTTCCAGATCGGCCTGCGGTCGGCGCACGGCTTTCACCTCGGCGCCGGGGAAGGATAGCTTGATCGCGTCCACAAGGCCATTGCGGTGAGCGTGCAGGGCCACTGCCACCTCGCGCATGGTGTGGATGGCGATGCCTGGACGCTTGGCGTAGGCTGCCGGCCATTCGCGTCCATCCTCGATGATGCCGAAGGTGGTTCCCTCATATTCGTATTCCCAGATCATGGGATCGGACACGGGCCGACCGAGGCTGACGGCTTCGGCGTCCATCGCGGCCAGCCCGCGCAGGCAGACCTCGACCCAGAACTTCACCTTGTCGGGATCTTGTGCATCGATGGCACCGTTCAGGCCAGCGACGGCCTTGCCCCATTTCGCGGCGCTCTCGACCGAGACAAGTTCTGGCAGGCGATCTACGCCCCACCGCTTGTCCATCTCGCGGACAGCCTTGTCGAATGGTGCCAGCGATAGGTCCGCTCTGATCTCATTGGCCGTCGCTCCTTTGTGCAGGATGCGGTCGTCTTTCTTCTGCCGGGTTGGTCTCTGTGCCATCGTTTTGCTCCTCTCATCTCGTTTTGCGGGTTCGCCCTGATCTTGGGTAAAACCCAGTGCGGTGCGCCGCTGCTGCGCCGCTAGGCAGGCAGCAGTGGCGCGCCTTGCGCCGCTGGGTTTACCCTATAGGGCGAAATCACCAGTGGCGCAGTCGATTTGCGCCGCTGGCGCGCCACTGAAACAGCATTTTGAAATCCAGTGGCGCACATCAATTTTGCTCTCCAACACGGCCCACAGGGCGCACACCTTTGCGGTCTTTCCGCTGGCTTTCGGACCGATATTCGAACTCCTCGATCAGGCCACGCTCATGCCACGTCTTGATGATGCGCTTGGCCTGTCCATCGTTCTTCATGTGTGTCGGGTCATCGAAGGCAAAGGTCGTGATGACGCGCCCGACAAAGCGGTCACGGTCTTGCGGGCGGATTGAATAGTATTCTTCCGACCCGTCGCTGGTCACTGGCCCGAGTTCGATCAGGCGCAGCATTTCGTTGACCACCTTGTCGGTCATGCCCTTCCATTCGTCTGGCAGTTCGAATGGCACGCACACGCCGATCCACTCGCCGTTGTCGATCTTCACACCGATCATCTGGCGATAGGTTGACTTGTCAGCGGGCGGGGCGAGGTTGGCCTTTCCGTCGTCCACCCTAAAGATGCCTTTGGCCTTATCAGGCTCCACGCCCAGCTTCATGGCGTCATCTTCTGAGACGCGGTTGATGACGCGGGCTGCTCGGGCTGCACCGATCAGGCTGCCTGCGCCACGCACGCTGTCGATGCTGGCGTCTTCTCCGTTGCCTTTGCGGATGTGGTGGACCAGACCGATGGCCGATTTAGTCTCGTCAGCCACGCGCCTTATTTCCGCCACAATGGCGTTCACAGCCATGTTGTCGTTCTCGTTGATGTTGTGGGCGCCGACGAAGGGGTCGATGAACACGCAGCCGATCTGCTTTTCGGGGATCTTGCGGCAGAGGTATTCGACCAGCTTGGTGTTGGGCAGGACGCCGTCACGGGTCTGGATGCCGAACTTGAGGCTGAAGTCTCGGCCAGCGTTGACGAACAAACGGCCCTGCACTTCTGCGGGCTTGATCCCGTAGTGGCGCATGGCAGACAGCACGCGGCGCTGGATCTCTTCCAGCGGGTCTTCAAGGTTGACGATCCACACGTTGGTGCGCTCTTTGACATCCTCGCCCAGCAGCGGGCGCCCTGTCACGATGGCCAGGGCCTCAACGATCTGGAGAGATGTCTTGCCGATGCCGCCAGCGGAGGCCAGCACGCTGACGAAGGACCGCAGGTAGTGGTGGGCATAGATCCACTTGCGCGGCTCGATGCTGGCCTCGTCAAACATGTCGTAGAGGCTGGGCCAGTCTGGGGCTGCGTCAGGCGCGTCTGCTGGCGCGTCGGGGATCTCGGGCGGTGCTGCATCATCTTCGGCAGAGATCGCGCTGGCGGGTGCCTCTGACGCAGCGGTCGGGGCGATGTAGTCGAAATCGTCCATGCCATTGTCTGGCATCTCGTTGCGGGCCGGGTTGATCTCGGCACCATAGGCGCGCACGGCGCCGTCAAAGTCGCCGTTGTGTTCGTAGTGGACGAACAGATCGAACGCATCGCCCCAGCAATAGGAGTTCTCGCCCAGAGACTTCGGCCTGCCCACGCCGGCGGCTGCGTCTGATCCTGACAGGCTTACCCAATGCGATAAGAAGTTCTCTGTCGCGTAGCTGTGGCTCGTTTGATACCGAGAACGGTAATGCTGGGATGATCCGCGCCGCTCATATTGATAGCGCAGGAGCAGATCCTCGATGCTGTGGTCAGCGTTGAAGGCATCGACCGGGCTGACCTCGTCGGGAAACTTCTGCCGGCGATCTGCACGCTGTCGCTCACGCTCGGCCCGCGCACGGTCGGCCTGCTCTGCGGCCAAGCGGCGCTGTTCTGCCTTGCGGTGCAGTTCTTGCAGGATCGGGCTGTCGGCGTCGAGGCGCAGCGGTTTGCCGCGAATGATGCGGTGCTGGTAGAAGATCGGAGTCAGGTCGGGGTTGCGTTTGTCTAGCGGCACGTTGGGCAGGTAGATCGGCTGGCCGCAGCGTGCCAGGGCGCCGTCGGGGTGTACGCCATTGACGTGCAGCAGATCGAAGAAGGCTGTCTGGATCTCTTCGTATTCGGCACCTGTGACGACGGCGGCCAGCGGAATGATGGCGCGCCATTTGCGGTTCTCTGGAGATGCGCCAGCGGATGAGTAGATCAGGATGCTGACATCACCGCAGACGGCCTGCACGGCCTCTTGCACATCGTCGATCGATGGGTTGCCACGGTCCACGTCGATGGCAAGCGCACGGTACGCGCCATGCTCACGCTGGGCTTCGTGTGCGCGTCCGTCGTGCGCCCGGTAGGTTGACGGGATAAAGAAGTCAGCGTCGCGCTTTTCTTTGGCCTGCGGGGTCTGCACCAGCTTGACGATCTCGTTCCAGCCGATGCCAGGGTAGTATTCGCCGGGCTTGTCGATGAGCGTGAAGAAAGATCCTGGCGCTGTCAGGAAGCGGACATCAGACATGCTTGATGTCCTTGTAATAGGCGCGATTGGCCTGTATTATTTGCATTGGAAGGTTCTCCTCTCGCTTCCGTTAATTTGAACCCCGGCAAGTTGCTCGCTTGCCGGGGTTCTTCTTTATGTCACCACGGGATGTCGTCTGCCAATTCTTCTTTGATGCTCTGGCGCTTTTCTTCTGCCAGCGGCTTCTGCTCGAACGGATCGGCCTTGCTCTCCACGGTGTCGAAGTCATCCATGCCGCCGTCGCCGTAGCGTGCCTCTGTGACCTGCACGGCGTCGAGGAGCAGGCTGACGCCGCCGAGGCCATCAGGATCGACCACAGCGACGGCCCAAGCGCGCACGGTGCCTTTGGAGCCGCCCCAAATGCTCAGGTCGGCCAGCGGGGCTTTCTGCCCGTCGATCACGGTCGGCCATTTGTTGGCGGTGCCGTCCTTCTTCATACCGTTTCGCTTGGCGGTGAACTGGATGATGCCCGTCTCCGTGCCGTGTTCGTCCTTCAGCTTTTTCATGCCAAAGACCTTGGTGAACTGAGGCAGCTTGGGGTTGCGGGCGCGGCAGGCGTCGTAGTGTGCCTTGAGTTGCTCAAAGAGCGGACGCGCCTCGTCCTTGGTCATCTCGAAGGCGACCGACCACGCTGCGTTGGACGCGGTGGGCGCGCAGGGTTCGCTTGCCTGCTTCTGGGTGTTGAACCGATAGGTCTGGTTCAGTTTCGGATATTGAAGGGTGACGTTTTTAGCCAAGACCTTCATGAAGTCATCGTTATTTGCCATTGGTTTTCTCCTCTCTGGCGGTGGTAATCAGAAGTCAACGGTTTCGTCGAACACGTCGGCTTCAGGCTCTTCGGTCTGCCAACGCGGCAGATCGACATGATTAAGCAAAGGCCATCCGCTTTGGAAGACACCTGATGCCTCTGCTCTGGATATTTTTTCAAGGGTGTCGGTGACGCGCAGATCGGCGGCAGCGACGTAGCGATCCGTCAGCGCGTGCAGGCAGACCGCGTAGGGAGCTTCTTTCTCCACGCAGACAAAGATGAAGGTGTGCGCGTCATGCCCGGCAGCACGCAGGCAGCGCAGGTAGAATGCTGCCTGCAAATCGTAGCCATAGTTGCGGATCTCACGCGGAAAGCCGTCCGGGCTGGCATCGCGGGTCGTCTTGATGTCAAACACGATGCCGGCGTTTGGCAGGTATCCGTCCGGGCGGCACTTGATCTTGACGCCCGTCTGCGGATCGGTGGCGAAGAAGCTGGCCTCGGCGACAAAGCTGGGATCGGCGATCCAGCCTTTGACGACCTCATGGCTGATGATCGGCGCCGCGATCTTCTCGGCCAGATCGTAGTCGCCTTCAGTCAGCAGGATTTGGCCATCCAGATCGGCGGCAAGCTGGGCCTCTTTCCACTTGTTGCCACGGCGATCTTCGGGGCCACGCAGGACAAGGTTTTTTTCCGGCTCCAGCACAAGAGCATGCACGGCGCTGCCCAGGGCGAAGGCGCTGCTGTCTTTCCAGACCTTGCCTTTCCAGTGGGCCAGCGACTTGCCAGCGACAGCTTTGACATCGCTGCTGCTGATTTCTGGGCGTGCGTGATACGCCTCGTTTGTCATGTCGCGGATCATTGCGGTTCTCCTCTTGCATAGTCGATGGTGAAGCGCACATAGCCGCGCACCCCCTGATTCGGCGGCGAGACCTGATAGCAAGTAACCGGGCCTTGCGATGTGCGGCCAGATCCGAAGCGGTATTTGAAAACCGCCTCCATATCGTCGCCATGTATTTCGACCAATCCGTCGATGATGCTTTTCAGTTCGTGCAGTTTCATTTCTTCCTCCATCCGTAATAAGCGATCAGGGCAGCCTCTGCCCGACCGTCGTCTTTTTTGCGCGCCCACAGATTTGACTGATCCGGGAACACGCTTGATGCGTATGCTCTGGATGCGTCCTTGTCTGCAGACAGGCCGAAGTGCTTTTTCCACGCAGCTGGCGCGACTTCATTCGTCGGCACACCAGCGTAGAACAGGCACGCTTTCATCTCGCCGTAGGCCTGCGCGATCCGGGCCACGTTGGCCGTCCCGATCATTCTTGGGAAAAACGGCTTTTCGATCCAAGCGCATCGCACGATGCCGATCTCGGACAGGATCGCACGCTTTTCTTCGATGGTGCCGGGCATGTCGTAAACGCGCACGCTCATGTCGTCACCGTCCATGACCGCGATGGCGCCTTGCTTGCCCAAATCAATGCCGATGTATCGAGCCATGCGTCCAGCCTCCTTTTTGCACTGTTGTGACAAACTCAAGATCAACACAGCATTCAGTGGCTATTCTCTTGCGCTCTCCTTTTCCAAGTCTTCCAGATGGAACGCGCCTAGCTGACATCAGCATATTTCTGACAGCCTCAGCCTTTTCAAATGAGTGTTTGTCCAAAGCAGACGGATGTTTTTCGCATGCCTGCCAAGTCCCGTGTTCGCGTTTGTGGGCAATATTTTCGACCTGCGGAACTTGCACCAAGTTTTCCGGCCTGTTGTCATCATATCTCCCATTGAGATGGGCGACCACCAAGCCATCTTGCAAATCCCCAACAAAAGTGTCGTAGACCAATCTGCTGACAGTGAACTTCTTCCCGCTCCCTATCGCCACCCGCAAGCATCCTTTTGAGTGAAATGGCTTTGCATACCAGAACGGCTTCTTACGTTCTGGATGCGATGCGTTGATCGCCTTTCGGATTGCACCTTGATTGCTGACCTCATAATCCTGATGAGGCTCACGAACTTTCAGCCAAATTTGCATCACGCTTCCGATCCGATCTCGCCGGCCAGCGCGGAATATGCCGCCGCATCAATTGGGCTGTCTACGTGTGCTGGGTTTGACTTCATGCGCGCCAGCTTAAACAAAGTCATCATCACGGCCACGTCGTGAGCTGTGACGTTAGTGTCCAAATGCGCGCCCCAGTATGAGGCAATGAGGCCGAAGTTGTTTTCAGCGTCACCATGCGTGGCGGCCCGGTCAACCGTCACATATTGTTTGGCGGTGTCCAAGATTTGATCGCGCTTCATGCCAGATCTCCCGGTTTAATCCAGTTGCGTTCATGGCGCACCATGTCGATGCCCGTCAGATCGGCCAAGCGATTGCGGTAGATTGGCGCCGGCATGGATTTTCCTTTGAGCCAACGCGATAGGCTGGCCTGGGCGGCTGGGATCTGGGCTGCCAGCCATCCGAGCTTTCTCCCGTCCCTGTCGCACCATTGTCTGATTGCGGTCTGCGCTTCCAAAGCGTCCTCCTGTGTTGCTTCTGCCCCATGCATATTGTTCAAATATTTTTCAGTCAAGCGCAATTATTTGCTTGCACGCGGTGTGGTAGGATGTATGGTGGTGGCACGAACTAGCAAACAAGGAGACGAACAAATGGCACGCTTCGCAAACACCTCAGCCGAATATCTCGCAATGATCGCAGACGAAACTGACGATGCAGCTTTTGCCGCTTACATCGCCGCCGAGATCAAGGCGCTCGCAGTGTGGGACGCGATCCCCAACAGCGAAGCAAAAGACAGCGCGTACACCAATGCAGACGAGATGATGCATCTTGAGAAGCTGATTATGGCTGAAGACAAGCTGGGATGGCTCCGCGCAGCCATTGACACTTACGAGATGAACGCATGACCCGCTACCGCTACGAAGAAGACTACGGCGATTGGCTTTATCACAAGCAACGCGACGATGAACTAGACTTGCTGGGCGTCATCGCCCGGCCAGCACCCCGCCCGCAGCCGGCGGCCTACGCGCCGCCACAGTGGAAACCAACCAAAGACCAACCGGACCCACCTTTTTAATAGGAGCAAACAAGATGTCAGACCCAACCATCCTCATCACGCTGGAGCAGGCCGAGGCGGCTCTTGAGTGCATCGACCGCGACATCGAACGCAATTACACCGACGACCACCCGAACTACCACGACACTGGCGAGATCATGTTTCTGCTGCGCCGCGCCGAACTGCGCCTGCGCTTGATCGCCGCAATTAATGCAAACAAAGGGAAATAAGCCATGCGTATTCGTGACATCCTCGCCGACCTGATCGGCGTCATCGCAATTTTCGGCGGCGGCTATGGCCTGCTGCTGATCGGCCACGGGATGGGGTGGTGACATGGCCGTCAGACTTGGAGCAATGGACACTCACATCGTGTTGACCGCGCTGTGGGACTACCGCGAGACGCTGACCGATTTCGATGAAGCGCCACCAAACCCGCAGATCGCCGCCAAGATCGACAGCGTTGATCGTCTGATAGAGAGCTACAAGAAATCATACTTCGCCTTGGACAGATTGGGGATTTACTGATGACCGACAAAACAATCGAAAGCCTGGACGCCTACATCGCCGACAGGCTGGCCAAGATCGAGGATCTGGAAAAACGCTACGGCACCGGGGTTCGCCCTGGCTGGGTTGGCGAAGAAATCACGGTCCTTAGCCTTTACGCCCAAGACGCAATCAACGCACGCAACGAACTGGAAAGCAAAAATGCAGAATGACCTCACCGAAATCATCATCAGCAACATCATCGCCACAGGCACCGGGTTCGCCGTCGTAGCGGACGACATGCACGAAGGCGTATTCGTGCCGTCGCGTGTCATGCACGACAGCAACCTGCGCCCTGGCGACCGCGTGTCGGCCATGCTGGTGCCGAACCCTACGCGGCCCGACAAGACGCCGTGGCTGGCTGTTTCGCTGGCATCCGACCGGGCGCCGGCGCCTGTATCACCGCGTGATACGCTGGCCGCCTTCATCTTGGGCAACCTGCAAGCTGATGGTCGCGCCACCGTCGAGGAAATCGCCGAGGATCTTAACATGTCGGACGCCGTGGTCGCAGCCAAGCTGGCCGAGATGGTGGCAGATGGCCGCGTGGTGCGGCTGACCTGCTACGACCTGCCGGGAGATGAATGATGCTTGAGACCATGACGATACTGTGGATTACAATGCACAGCGGCCATCTAAGTGGTGACACCTTCGGCATTCCCTACATGACGCCAGAGGCTTGCAAGGCGGCGATGGTAGCCGTTGGCGACAGCCTCGACTACGACCACAAGATGCAGTGCGAGACGCTGCCCGTGACGAAGGAGATGGAGCCATGAGCGAAACATGCCCACCCTGCACGGGTGATTGTAATCAAGGGCGAGACTGCCCGCTGAGGAGAACAAAATGACTGACGCAGAACTGATCGCACGGCTGCGGGATGCAAAGCGCGACTGGCCTGAATTTGGCCATGACCGAGCGGAAGCCGCCGCCCGCATCGAAGCCCTGACCGAACAACTGACCGCCGCACGGCAGGACGCCAAGGAGGCCGAGGCTTATGCGGAGGAGGTGGAGGCGGATCGCAAGAAAACATACGAAGCCCTGCTTAAAGTGTCGCGCATCCACGGCGAGGTTGAAGCCAAGCTGGCGACCTGCGAGAGACACCGTGACGCCTATGCCGAGTGCGACAGGATCGGGACGCAGGCTGTGCGTGACCTTGAAGCCAAGCTGGCAAAGGCGTTGGTTATTAACAGTTTGCTCACAGTCATAGCGATCCTAACCGACCCGAATGATGAAAGGTTTACAGAGGCCGTGGACCTAGCAGAACGCTTTAGCACCACCCTCGCAGAGATCAAGGCGCACAGCGACAAATTTGCTACGCAAAAAGGAGAGAGCCATGAGTGACGAAACATTCTACATTGACTGCGAGTTTGACGGCCACAATGGCCCGCTTCTTAGTATCGGTATTGTCCGGGCTGATGGTTACGGCGCCCATATCCGCGTGGATCGCCAAGCGTCCGATCCTTGGGTGTTGGCCAATGTCATGCCAGTAATGCACTCTCACCGGGCTGACTTGCCAATGGCGCTGCAACCAGATGAAGTCGGAGGGCAGTTGCGCGCGTTCATCGCGGGTTGCCAGAACCCCACGATCATCGCAGACAGTCCCGTGGACATTGGCCGCTTCTGCCGCGCCATCAGCACAGGCTTTGACGGCGGCTGGCAATCGACTGACTTTCCGCAGATGACGTTCATCGTTCGTAACGTGGACTGCTACCCCACGACAATGAAAGGCGCAGTGCAACACAACGCTTGGTGGGATGCCATGGCCCTCCGCGCCACACTCGCAGAGATCAAAGGAGAGAGCCATGAGTGATGATATGATTGAGAGCCTTGCCGAACAGTGCGAATCCCTTGAAGCCAAGCTGGCCAAGGCGGTGGAGGCGTTGCGGGAGATTGCTGCCGAGGCGTCTGTCCCTGTCCACACATGGAAGAACGGCATCAACTTCAAGAAGATGTATGAAGGCTGGCGCAAGATCGCGGTGGCTCGCATCGACAATGCCCGCGCCACCCTCGCAGAGATCAAAGGAGAGAGCCATGACTGACAAAACATGCTGTGGCGCTTGCGGCTTTCCAATATATGCGGCCAAAGAAAGAGCCTGCGTTTGGTGCCGCCAATCCGCCGACCGCATCGAAGCCCTCGAAGCCAAGCTGGCGAAGGCGGTAGGTCTGCTTGGAAAATCCTTAGTTAAGGAGAAACGCGATCTCAGCTCAACATTGTATGAGGAGATATCTGACTTCATCGAAGAGATCGCAGAGATCAAAGGAGAAAGCCATGACTGACATCCGCGTTTTGAAGGGCGACGGCAAGCGGGCCGAGGACGTGACCGGGGAACTGGCCGACCGCATCGAAGCCATGACGGCCAAGCTGGCCAAGGCGGTGGAGGCTTTGGATAGACTGGCCCGACTAGGTAACGGCGATAGATACGGAAACAGTGAGGGGAATGTGATTGCCCAAACCACCATCGCAGAGATCAAAGCCCCATGACACGCACCCGGCACGACACATCGCCCCAAGCACAGGCCATCCGCGCCGCTGGCTTCGTGCGCGTGCCAAGCGGGTTGTGGGCGACCCAAGAGCAACTGGACCTCATCATGTATATGGTGAGGCCCAACCTAGAAACCATCACTAAAATCAAGGACCGATACGAATGGCACCGCCGAGACGAGTAATCACCCGCGACATGATCCAAGCCGCCAAGGACCAAGGCTGGCATCTGACGCTCACAGCGGCCCATTACGGCATGCACCGATCCAGCATTGCCGCCGCCTGTGAGCGTTTCGGGATTGTGCTGCCCATGCACCAGTTCTCGCCGCAGCGGGTCAGCCCGAAGAGCAAGGTGTGGGTTGACGTGATCGATGGCGAGACAAAGCCCAAGGTCAAGCTGTCGGCCAGCCCTGCCGCGATCCAGCGCGCCATCGACGACATCGAGCGTCAAAAGCGGTTGCAGGCTTTGGGGTGATTTGATACGAAATCCGCGAGGGGCGCAGCACAGGCTTTGTGTTGGTCGATAACCATGTTCGCGCTACGGCTCGGTTTAACCCATAGCGCCCCTCGCGATTAATCCAAAAACCTGTCGATTGGGTCCAACGCCCGCATCACTAGGCCGTCCATCTTGTGGAAGGTCATCGACTGCAAAGCGCGTCGGCCACCGTATCCCATGCCGGCGGCATAGGCGTCAGGCGGGCAGAAGGCGCGCAGGCTCTCATAGCGCAGCGGCCCGAGATCCTTGGCCTGGTCATGGTGGACGTGGCCCGTCAGATAGTGCCGGTGCCGCGTCTGCGACCAGAACGGGCAGACATCCGACAAATAGAGCGCCATCTGTTGCGGCTTTCCCTTGTCGCCGTGGTGGGCGAAGATCGCGCACTTGCCCCATTGCAGCATAAACAGGTCGCGCGGATCTTTCTCGACCGACACCCGGCCTTCGTTGCGATAACGCTCTGCCAAGGCGAAATTGAGCGTCATGCTCGAGTGCGGGTCATGGTTGCCACGCAGCACGCGCACCAGCACCTGGGCGTGCTTCTGGAGCAACTTGTGGATCGTCTCGGCGATGATGCCGATGCCAACGTCCAGCACCTTCCAGAACCGCCCGTCAACGTCCAGCTTGTGACGGTTGGCGGGCGTCTCGGATCTGGTGTCGTCGCTGTGGAAGTAGTCGCCGCCGATCAGCAGCACGGCTTGCTCCGCCGCAGGCGTGAGCGCCAGCACCTTGGCAAAGGCGTGCCGCATGTCCTGGGCCGCGTGGCCGAGGTCATAGTCCTGTGAGCCTGTTTCACGGCCCCACGCCATCATGCCAACGTGGGCGTCCATGAGAGGATAAACAGCGCACAGATCGGCCATCACGCTTTCAGGGGCCGGCACAGGCGCTGCAGGCTGCATGCCCTCCAGCGCCGCGCGTATGCGCTCAGCAACGGCTTCAGGCTGCTCTGCCTCGGGGCGCAGCATGACGGAATAGCCCGGCTCCTCGTCTTTGGCCGGAACCTTCACCCACGCCAGCGACGGGACCATATTTGTGCCGGCGGCCTTCATGCTGTCAGCGATGGCCGGGTCAAGGCGGTAATCTTTGCGAACATCCGGCGTGAAGCCCGCCCGGTCTAGCAGGCGCTGGAAATCTCGGTGATTGATGCCAAACTCGCGGGCCGCCTCGGACACGTTGCCGGTGCGCTTGAAGGCCTCAACGGCCTGTTGCTGTCTAGGTGTCATTGGCACACCCGGCATCGATCAGGCGGATCAGCCGCGCGCCCGTGACCAGCGAAAGCGGCCCGCCATCGTCAGCCAGCGCCGCCGCATGTTCCGTCCGCGCCGCTTCGGTCCCGTCGCAGATCGCCTCATTGCTTGCCACGCTCACGCAGCCAGTCACGGGCAGCGTCAGCATCAGACATGCGGCCCACCTCGTCCATGCGTTGGCGTGTCTCAACATAATCTTCAAGCCCTTCAACTTTGGCGTCAGCCTGAGCCGTCTTTTTGCCGCCAAACCAGCTTGCTGCCAGCATGGCGACAAAAAGAAACAGCTTCGAGACAGCGCCGACCAGCGCCTGCCAGATCATGCGCGCTTGGAGTAGATCGACCAAACGGCAGCGGCCAGCGTAGCAGCAGCGCCGCCGATGGCCGTCACAGTCTCAGCATCGACCAGCCCCTGGCCGACGAAATAGCCGCCAGCGGCAGCAACGATGGCGCGCACGACGCCTGCGATTTGTTCACCAGTCATGTCATGACCTCCTGAGATTGGCGGCCAGAGCCGCAAAAAACCCAACCTTCGGCGCAACAGGCGCAGGCTGGGGTCTTGCCTTCGCATACCAGCTTGGCACAGAGAAACCTGGGCAGGCTTTGGCCGCGTGCTGGTTATGCCCCGAGATCGTCTTGATGCTCGGGTATTGCTTCATCAAGCGCACCAGAAGCGCCCGCAAGGATTGATCCTGATCCGGCGTGAAGTGATCCGCGAACTTGTCGTCAGCCGCCGATCCATGACCACCAAAAAGCGCGATCCCGATGGTGCCGATATTTTTCCCGACAGTATGCGCGCCGATCTGATCCAGTGGCCGCCCGTTAACCGTATAACCATTGCGGTCGATCAGAAAGTGATAGCCGATGTCCTTCCAGCCGCGATCCTCGACATGCCAGCGTTTGACCTCGGCCACCTTGTCAGCCGTTGACCGCTGAGACCACCAGTCAGGCCGCGTGGCCGTGCAGTGGATGATGATCTCGTTTAGCGGTCTCATTTTCTGAGAGCCATTTCTATGGTGTCCAGCTTGGTGAACACGGCCTTGAAATTATCCTGAAGCTGCTTGAACTCGCGGTCGTGCGCCTGTTTGTTGGCTGCGGCCTCGGCCTTCAGCACGGCAATGTCGGTGGCATGCGATTGCTGCGTCCTGTATTGCAAGAACACAAACCCTGCGACGGGTGCGACGATCCACTTCATGATTGCTTCCAACACGTCCATCTCAGTCCCCGGCGCAAGATTATTTCAAATTGAACTGCTGTAGGATAGCATAAGGATCGTATGCCGCCAGTGCATCCGACTGCGTGCTGCGCAGTTGTGGAAGCCGGAACATAGGCATCTGAGCCGTTGAGGCGATGCCATAGTCTTCGCCGGCAGGCTGACCCATCGCCAGCGGCAGATTGGCCGACGCTCCGTTGAAGGCCCGATCGGCGGCGCCCGTGCCAAGGATCTTGCTGACGTAATTCTGCGTTTCTTGAAACGGTGGGACGCCACCGTATTTGCGCACGTTGCCGGGGCCAGCGTTATAGGCGGCCAGGGCCAAGGTTGTGTCGCCGAAGGTGTCAAGCTGCTGGCGCAGATAGCGGGCGCTGCCACGCAGGTTCTCTTCAGGCTCATATGGATCAACACCGAGATCCGCCGCCGTGCCTGGCATAAGCTGGCCAAGGCCAATCGCGCCGGCAGATGACACCGCGTCCGGGTTAAAGCTGCTTTCCTGCTGGATCAGCCGCAGGAACAGATCGGGGTCAACACCCTCCTCGCGGGCGATAGCGGTGGCCATCTCGATGTAGTTCATGGTCACTTCCCCTTGTTGCGGGCCGAGATCGCCTTGGCCTTCTTCTTGGCGTCGGCTTTACTGGATGCGCCCCAGGCCTTCAAAGACAGCAGCAGGCGCGTGGGTTCGCCGTCCTTATACTCAGGCCCCGGCATGTTGCCCATACGCGCCAGAAACGAAGCCCGGCGAGGATTGTCGCCGGACTTCACCGGGGCTTTGAGGCTCATGCCTTCAGCCTTCGCAGACGCGCGCCCCTTGGCGTTCAAGCCGCCCTTGGGGTTCTTGCCTTCTTTGCGCGTCCAGGCCGGCGTCTTTGCCATCACTTGCCCTTTTTCTTCGGCTTGGCCGTCACGGCAGAGGCTCTGAAAGCCGCCGCCGTGGGTGCGCCTTTGGTGCCAGGCTTGCGCATCTTCTCGCCAGATCCGGATTTGATGCGCGCGCGTTTAGCAGCGATGTTGCTGTACAAACCCTTGGCCATATCAGTAACGCGGCGGCCAGTTGTCGTAGCCGTTCAACTGGATCGTGACCGAGCCAGAGGTGTAGTCGCCGGTCTTAACGCCACCGCGATAATAGTTCTTCATCGGGTCGTAGCCGACTTCTTCAGACGGTGCCGTCCAGGTGTCAACGTCGCGCCAGGTGGTGCCATCGGTCGAACGCTGCACGGTCACGGTGGCAACGAATGTCCCAGAGATCGACAGGTTGAAGTCGCCGATGATGAGAACCGCATCGGTAAAGGTATTTTGCGCGGAAAGCGTCTTGGTTGTCGCGGGCATCATCGCCTCCTTATTTGACGATTACGGGGCGGAACACTGCCATCACGACAGGCCCGAAGATTGGTCTCACGGTTTGCACCGGCTTACCGTTCATCATACACCATCCCTGGCAGCCGCGTAAGCCGCCCGCGCTTCATCCGTAAACACCGCGCCAGCGATGGCTGCCACGTCTGCATCAGCACCCGACAGATCAGCGTCAGGCGTCAGCACATGGCGATGGAAGGTGCGGCTGATCTCCACGCCATCCTCTGCAATGATGGTGGCCGTGCGAACCTGCACGACGGGATAACCCGCTGCCAGTTGCAGAACCTCGATCTTGTCGTTTTTTGTCTCTTTAGTCAGTGCCATTTTTATCTCCTTGGCTGTTAGTGAGCCTTGCGAACTCACTCAGGACTGTCCACGCTCGAAGCGCATTAAGATTGAATGACCCGGCGAATGGTTGGTGCGCCAGAATATGTGACGGACCAAGTATCACCGGGCCGAACCTCCAAAGACACGTTGCCGCTTCCTGCCACTGTGGTTCCGTTATGGTTCACAGCGGAAACCGTCCCTCCGTAGATGTAAAGATCAAACGTGAACGGGGTGTCGTTGGTCTGGACAACGGTTGATGCCGGAGCCGTAACTGTGCTTGTGACAGCGTATGCAGGGCGGGCTGCCCCACCGACAACAATGTTGTTTTTCACGATAGCTGAAAACTCATTCCCAACTGGGAGTTTATTTCCAGCGTAGCTAAGAGAGCAGTCAGCCGTCGCACCCTCCAGCTTGTTGTCTGTGATGATGTAATTGATAATATTAGGTCCGATGTTCAAGCCGTAACGGCCCTGCCAATTAGGCACGCCAGACGCAACGAAGCCATCGGCTGATTGCCCAAATCGACACCCAGTCACAGTGATGTCCCCTGTCAGAGAAACAAAGTCATCCTGATCCGAGCCTGTGTTTGTTGCGTTGTATCGGTTTGCAAATGCCCCGATGCAGTTGACAACAGAAACGTCAGTGAAGCCTGAACCAGAAAAGCGCCAGTTGTTCTTCCCTGCGAGCATTGACTGCACGTTGACAAAGTTGATCTCCGAGAACGACCCAGTGTCAAGCTGTATGCCGTATCCATCCATGCCGACAGACCAGCCGTTCGAGAAAAACCAGTTATTTATCCCACCACCCAGAGCCGTGTTCTTCAGCCGAATGCCGTTTGCACAAAAGTCAAAATAGAAGTTCGACAGGCGGAAGTTCGAAATGTTTACGCTTGCAGCAGTGCGGTTCACGTCCAGACCGTAAAGGTAGCCGTTGAGCAAAAGCCCTGACCAGATGCCAGTGTCCCAAGCATCAGAAAACTTGATTGCAGTTGCGGTGGCCCCTGTAGGCGTTGTCTCGTCAAGCACTCGGCTTGTCCCGACAGCGGTCAGGACGAGATTGTTGATCTGAGAAACCGCACCTGTTCCATGGTCAATGATGGTTTGAGTTCCGTTTACCGTGGAAAGGTTTACGTTCTCGAAAATATACCCGCCGACGAAGTTTGAAAGACCGACCTTGGCAAAGCCATTTACTAGACCTGTAATGTCGCGGATAGAGCATTGGTTCGCGCCATCCAGATCAAGAAAATAGGTGCCTGCTGTCGGTGAAGATGGGCAGAAGTATTGGATGCCCTCGATTACACCGACATTGCCGCCGACACCAAACGTGAACAGCGTCCCACCATCATGGTTGATCGTTGCACCGTAACCGCTGATAACCTTGCGCCGTTGGGTAATTGGATTGAGGCTTCCATTTACCACGAATACGCCGTCTAGGATCAACACCGTTGGATTGTTGTCAGCATTTAAGGCTGCGATTGCCGAATTGAAAGCTGCGGTGTCGTCAGTAACCCCATCTCCAACAGCCCCAAAGTCCTTCACGTTCAGTGAAGCACCTTCGATCATCCGGTTGTGTGCTTTTGTCAGGGCCATGCTTCACCTCACGAAATATATGTTCCGGTCACGATCACAGTGCGACCGCTTCCGATGATGCTTACGGTATCATACCGCTGTATGATGCAGTTCGAAAAACCGCTAGAAATTGTCCCTTGGCAACCTGATCCCGTAGCAACGATTTCACGGCCTGACGCAATTGCATTGATCGAAGTAGCAGCGAACGGTAGCGTAGCCGTCATGTTTCCTGCGGCTGTTCCTGCATTAGTGATGACGATGCTCATGGAGAACGAAACAACGCGACCGATCCTTGTGTAGAAGCCGCTTGCGGAAACTGTCGTAAACGTCCCAGAAGCAGACGTTACAGTCGGCGTCCACGTCCCCTCTTCATAGTCATCGAACAGTTCGCTTGTGCCAGTGCCAGAGGTGGCGGAGAAGTCGATGCCGTTGCCGTTGGCCAGAACCACATTGCCGTCCTTGAGCGTGACGCCATCCAGCGTGATGCCAGCCGCGCCAGTTTTCTCAACGATCTGATCGACGGTCAGTATGCCATCGACAGTGACGTTGTTGAAGGTAGGGTTGCGACCGAAGATGCCGCCGTTTTGCCTGATCGTCATCGCCGCCTCCTTATGGCACGAGGTTGGTGATCGTGGTCACGGTTCCACCGACCACTGTCACAACGCCAAATGAAAAGAACTTGCCGGTCACTGTCCCGGTGATGGCATAAGATCCGGCAGGCACATAAACCGCCTGCGGGGCGGTGGCCGCCCATGCAGCCGTGAAGGCTGCGGCATCGTTTGTCACGCCGTTGCCGACCGCGCCGAAATCCTTGACAGATGGGATCTCGGCCATCTTGGCCTGCGCCGTGCGATTGATAGCGCCAGTGAAGCCAGAGTTGAATACGACGTTTGCGGCATTAGTGCCGCCGACGTTGTTGACGCCTGCCGAAACGATCTCAATCGCCGAAAGATAAGGTGGGGCCGTTGTGAACGTCAGCACGCCGCCGGTGATTGAGTAATTGTTTTTCGACTGATAAACGCCGTCGATGAACACGTCAGCCGCAGCGCCGACAAGGACAGCGCCTGTCAGCGTATAGTTGACTGTCACGCCATCGCCGATAAAGTCGTCGTAAATTAGCGCAGACCCACCAACCGCAGCCGATCCAGGGGCAACGCCGAAGCCGACCGGGCTGTAGATCACAAGCTGGCTTGCCTTGTCGCGAACCGTCACAGAGAACTGCGCGTTTGCGTAAATCAGCGCCGGCGATCCGTTGCGCATGACGTAGCCATTCGACGTGCGCAGAGGCTGGGCTGCTGGCTGCGTCAGGTTCACATCGTAGTAAACTTGGATCGGATTGGTTTCGGGGTTCAAGCCTGCGGTGCCGAAATACAGATAGCCCGCGTCGAGCGGCGTCCCGTCTCGATCAGTAAAAATCGGATACGGCGGGGCGAGTTGCGTCAGCGGCATTTGGCATCCTTTCGCGTGACTTTTAACACGAAATGCAGGGGTTTGGATAGGGTCATTGCGGGGCTGCCTGGGGCTGTTCCTCAGCCGCCTTCTCGGCGCGCAGGGCCACCGTTAGCTGCTTGATGAGTTCCTGCTCCTGCTGGCTGCCTTTGGCGACCTGCGGCAGTTTCAACAGGATGTTGCGGACAGGCGCGCTTTCATACAGACGTGCAATGCCGCCGATGGTCGCGCCGCCAACGATGCCGGCACCAGCGCCGCCGAGGATGTCGGTCAAGACAGCCGCGCCGACGACAGGAACAGCCTGCACGCCAGTCGGTGGCGAAACGCCAGCGCGCCCGGCCTGCTCGGTCATCTTCAGCGCACGGGTCAGGCCCTCGACAGCCTTCAGATCCTGCCCGGAGAAGAACACGCCGATAGGCGATCCAAGGCGGATCAGTTGGCGCTTGAATTGATCGGGGCTTAGGTTCTCAAAGTTGCCGCCGACCTTGTTGAAGGCTTCCTGCAAGACAGCGATGCGGGCGTTGCGCTTGCCTTCAGCGGACAGGCCGCGATAAAGCGCCTTTACATCGCTGGGCTTGGCCGAGAACAGCATCGTGCGGATGACTTCAGGCGATGTGTCACCCTTTGCCAGAGCGGCCTTCATCGCACCAAGTTCAAGTTCGCCGGCCATGCTGGCAAGCTGCTTGTTGGCAATGTTCCACTTGTCGAAATCACGGCGCTGGCCGTTGGCTTTGATGTAGTCTGCCATGTCCTCGCGCAGCGGCGCGTAGATGCGGCTGAGAACCTTCTCGCCTTCGCTACGAACAGCGGCCAGGCTTGGATCAGTGAATGCTTCGCCGATCTGCTTGCGCAGAACCTCGATGGTCGCCAAAGGCTGACCTTGAACCACAACCTGCTTCTGGCCATTTGGCAGTGTCACTTCGCGCGTGCCGGTAAGATCGTCACGCCAAGTTATCAGCCGATCGATCACAGGCTTAAACTGCGTCGGGCTGATGCTGTTCAGGCGCGCGATTTCCTCGTCAATCTTGGCGACAGATTTTGCCACGGGGACTGTCGTATTCGGCTGAGACAGACGCTCAATCACCTCGGTCTTCATGCCGGTGTATTTGGTCAGGTTCTCGCCGCGACGGGCCAGAAGATCCTTCGCCACGTTTGAGATGATGGTGTTGTCAGCGGCTGACGCTTCAGTGACGCCATAGTTCCGCAGGAGATCAACAGACGCATCGATGCGCTCTTGCTGTTGTGCAGCACGCGGGCCACCCGTTCCGGCGCCAGGGATCATCTCGCCAGTGCGTTGCAGCCAGCGGCCAGCAAAGGTCGTCGGCTGAAGAACGTCGGTGGTCATCACACGGATGCCAACATCTTCAGCCTCACGCACAGCAGCAGGCACAGCAGCCGGCGGGGCTTCTGTTCTGATGCCAGCGGCGCGACCGCCAGCGACACCGCCAGCCAGACCAGCCGCAAGCTGCGCGCCAGGTCCGCCACCTGCTTCTGCGACGGCTTGCGCCGCGCCACCACCAGTGCCGCCAGCTACAGCCTGCGCGCCGGGCTGTGCCGCAAGCTGGCCAGCCACGCGTTGCGCTCCAGCAGTCAAGGCGCGCTCTGCACCGCGTGCCAAGGCGGCTTGACCGCCAGCACCCACTGCGCCTTCGCTGATCGCGCCGATCACGCGCTCGGTGGCCGTCTCTGGCTCAGGCACGCCAAGGTCGGTCAGCGCGCGCTTGACCTGCTCACGCAGCGGCTGCGTCTCTGTCCCGAACAGATAGTTCTGCACCGCAGCAATCGGGTCATAGGCAAGGCCAACAAGGCCAGCGGCGCCTTGAGACGCAGCGCGCCCAGTCAGCCCGAGTTGGCGCTCCAGATCGGCGGTCTTGCCTTGAGGCTTTTGTCCCTCAACTTTGGCCGTCGCCTCGGCAATTGCAGCAGCAAGCGCGATTGGGTCTAGATCTGCCATTATTGCCCCGTTTGCTTTTGGTAAATTTCCCAAGCCATTTCACGGACCTCCGGGGCCAGCGCCGAAACATTCGGGTTGGCCATGAATGCAGCCTTTGCATCGCCGACAGCAGGTGCCGGAGCAGTCACCGCACGCGCACCAAACACGTTGACAGGATCAAGTCCGTAGTTCTCAACGATCAGGTTGAAACTTTGCTGAACGCCCTGCTCTTGCGTCTTTGCCGCATTCAGATATTCGCCGGCAAGGCGCTTGAAGTCGGCGCGCTGCTGTTCGCTTAGGAACTGTCCGTCTTCAACCTTTTTCGCAATGCCACTCAGTTTTGCAAGCAGACCGCCCGCATTGGCAGCAGTCGCAAATTCGGTTTCACGCACCACTGAACCAGGGTCCAGCATCTTCATGAACGACGTGACAAGAGCGATGTCGCCTGCGCCGCTTTGGTCCATCGACGACGTTTCGATGATTGAGAAATTGCGTTCAGCCGCAGACAGATCCTCCGTGCGCTTCGCATATTCACCACGAAGGCGGGCTTCCTCTGCGATCTTCTGCTGGAGCGTCAACGAGCCATCCGCTGCCTGTGCATCCACCTTGATTGCAGCATCAAGAACACTCTTGGGGATCAGGCCAGCATTAACGTCTTGCGCGATCTTGCCGACAGGCGATGCGCCTTCTGGCGCTGCCTGCCCCTGTCCAGACAGCTTCAGGATCGTCTCAGCCTGCTTGTCGTCAATCGCGCCGGTGGCCACCAGCATGCTAAGAGACGACACGCCATAGGCCTGCGGATCTGCCTCAATGATGGCCCGATCTGCGCGCAGAGCCTGAGCCTCTTGCAGTTCTCCGGCGTTCTCAGCGGCTGCAATGCGCTCGTCAATGATGGCCAAGGAACGCTCGGGGTTGCCGCTCAAAGCCGGGATAGCGGTTTCGATGGCGAACTGCACCTGCGGTCGGCTCTTGTTGGCCTCCATCTGCTGAAACGCAGTCGTGAAGTCTGCGAAGGTTTCGGCGTTGGCCAGAGAAAACTGGTTCAGCGCATCAACAGTCAGGGTGCCATTCAAAGCCTGCTCACGCAGCCCGACAAGCTGGGCCTGCATGGCGTCTGACTTGGCACGGGCCTGTGCCGCCGCTGCACGTTGTTCTTCAGCCGCTGCCACCGCACGGGCTTCCTGCGCCGCACGCAGATCCATCATCTGTGCGCGCTCGTCCATGATCTGACGCTGCTCAATGTCTTGCCGACCCAGGCCATAGCCAGTCAGCGCCTGCTGGATCGGGCTTTGGATGTCGAGCATGTAGTTGATCGGTTCCATTAGAACGCGCCCCCTGCGCCGCCAAGCATGGCCTGCCCGAATGTTAGCGGAGCGCCTCCGCCTACGGGCGTCATCCCCTGATAGGCTGCACCACGGCCCAGCATCAAGCCGACATCGCCAAGGATGTTGCCAAACGCGCGACCACCAGCCAGCGCAGAGCCAGCACGCGCCGCGCCCTGTTGCGCCAGAAGGTTAGACACATTCGCGCCGGTCTGCATCCCAGCAGTCCCGAGATTGCCGGCAGCGTTTTGTCCCGCCGTTGCCAGACCGCCCAGACGGCTATACTGCTGCTCGATCAGGCCAGACAGGATCTGCGGGCGGAACTGCGCCAGAGCCGCTTGGATGTTGCCGCCGCGCAGGCCGCCAGTGGCAGCCGCGCTCTGCATGATAGCGCTTTCACCTTGCTGGACCAAAGACTGAAACTCTGGCCCTTGCTCAAGCGCGCGGATCGCAGCCGTTTGTGCTTCCGCACCACCCAGACCCATCAGCGCAGACTGCCGAGAAAGGGCGGTTGTCCCGGTTTCAACAAACGGCTTCAGAAGCGCCTGGATGGCGTCGAACTGGCGGCGCTGCTCGTCAATGCCAGCCTGCGCTGATGCTGTCTGCGCGCCGGCAGCTTTACTGGCCGCGCGAGATTGCACGACACCGCTCAGAAGCGACCCGCCGAGAAGCGCAAGCCCCGTGCTAATGGCCATAACGGATCTCCTTGGTGAAAGTGCGCTCAATTGGCGAGAAGCCGCTGCGAGAATAGATCCGCTCCATCGTGTCTGACTTCTCGTTCTCAAGCGCAATCATGAATAGCTGGCTGGCGCCGATCTGCTCGGCCCATCCTTCAATCGCAAACAGCATCTGCTTGCCTGCGGTGCTGCCACGCTCTAATGGATCGACCCACCAGAACAATTCTTGCGCGACCTTAACGCTCGGGGCGAAGTAAAGCGGGAAGGCGATAGCCGCAGCAATGCCGACAACATCGCCATCCTTGTCAGCCACCCAGACCTGAGCCGCGTCCGATGCCTCGGCATAATCCAGAAATGCGTCGAAGCCTTCAGCGTCAAATGCAACGCGCTGGCCCATCGGAGAGGCGGCGAAGAACGCACGCGCCTGCTCGATGATCCCGGCCTTGTCTGATTTCTCTGCCAAACGAACGCGCAACTCGCAGCCCTCAGTGCGGTGTGGCTGCTGGATGCCGTTGGTCTCAGCGTCGGCAGTATCGCGCAAATCCTTCATTTTGCCAAGCCCTCAATCATCCCACGCCTGACAGGCGCGCAGGGCGGAACAGACAAACTCGAACTTCTTGCAGTATCCGCGACCACCGCCCGAGGCGTCATAGTCCGTCACCGGGATGCTTTCCATCATGGCCTGCATCATCGGGTCCACGCAGAAATATTCGCAGTTGAGGCACATGCGACGGCGGGCCTCTTTCTCGCTCATGTCCCAAGCTTTCGCCAGCCCAGCCCAGAACGGCTTGTTCGCCTTCGGATCAAGCGACGGTTCTGCCGGGCCGAACTGCCAGCTATCAATCGCCACCTGCTTGTTCTTCTTGTTGTCGGCTGCGCTGGCGATCTTCATCTTCGGCAGGCCGTATTCAATTTCTTCGTATTCCATTATGCGATCTCCCGACCTGAAGCGCGGATGTTGATGGAGGTGCCAGTGCTGGCAATCGTAGAGATGAAGCCGCCAGGCGCAATCACCTGCCCGACCAGTTCAGGGAAGGTGTAGGTCTCGGACGGCTGAAGCGTCTTCGTCTTGACGATCAGGTTGTCATTGCTGGCCGATCCGGCAGACACCACAAGGTTGACGCTGATCGTGCGCGCCACCGTGTCGTAGTTGGTCGCAGTGAACTTATCGATGATCGTGGTAACGCCGGTTGCGGTGTATTGGGCGGTCTGAGACACTTCGGCTGTCTTAGCCGGGATCAGAACCTTTGTGACAACAGCCATGATTAGACCTCCAGAGAGCTTACGTTATCTGTGACCGTCAAGATGACAGACGGCACAGATGGATGAATTGCCGAAGCGACCTCGGCCAACAGAATGACAGAAGTGTCATCAACTTCCCACATCAGTTCGATGTAGTCGCCGGTGTTTAACTGAATGACGTAATTCCACGCCGCAAGTATTTCTGCGTTGTTGCCCTGAATGCGTATTTGGCCAGCACTGTCCGGGACGTTCACACCGTTCTTGCGCAGCCAAATCCATACCAGCCCGGTGCCGCCAGATGTCTTGTCCAACTGCGTAGAGAACTGGATGTTGTAGACGTTGGGTCGATCAACATAAACGCGCGATGCCGGCGTCCCAAGATAGACGCCCTGAGACAGATCGGTCGTGTTGAACGTCATTGCATAGGCGGTATTGATCGCAGCCGCCGTTTGGATGGTAGTGTCATAGAACGACCCATAGCGCGGCGTCCTAAACTCTTTAGGTGGCGGCAGTTGCTGCAACGCAGAAATCTGCTGCTGCAAGTTGTCGATCTGCTCTTGCGATGCAGGGCTGGGCGCGACGGCCAACAGATCAACGTGCCGTTTGGCATCAAATGCCTCAGAAAGTGCCACTTCGGCCTTGTTGTCCGCCGCACCCAGCGCAAGCGTGTTGTCCACGATCAACTGCGTCAGGGTGGCAATATCGGCAGGCGTCAACTGGCCAGCGACCTTGAACAGCCGCTCGATGGCGCGGATGGCGTCCGGGTCATTGCCGACAAAGGCGGCGATCTGGTTGCGATTTAGCGGGGTCGGATCTGCCATCAGAACGCCAGCGGTTCTACCCGCGCCTCCAGCCGTGCCATTGCAAGCTGCGCCTCGCTGGTGCCGCGGAACTTCTGCAAACGCCAGTTGCGCATGTGGCCCTGCTGAAGCCAGACCACTCGCTTGTTGTATTCGCCCAGCTTGCCAACGCGCGCCGGCTTCTCGACGCTGTATGTCAGCCCGTCCAGAGAATAGGATGTCCACACGGTCGGATCGGCGCCGGGCTGCACGCGGCCCGTCAGGCTGACAAGTTCCATCTCATGGAAGATCGCCCCGCGCCCTTCGTTGTAAACGATAGCCGTGCCAAACTCCCAGCCAATGGTCTCGCCCCAGTGCGTGGCGATGCTCTTGTCGAGATAGCCCACGTCGGTGTCAGCGGGCTTGCAGACGTTCCACCGATCATAAGCCCAGACAGCATCGCACACAGCCCACCGACCGAGGCCGACCAGCGAGGTGCGCAGGAAGAACCAGACAGGCTGCCCGACAGCCTGCGATCCTGCGGCGTCGAACACGATGGTCTGATCCGGCAGGTGGATGTCGAGGAACTGATGCGCGCCCTCGGTGCGCTCCTGCATGAACGAGGTGGAAAGCTGGGCTTCGGTGTACCCGGCCAGGATCTCCTCGATCTCGCGCGTGGCGATCTTTGACACAGTGCCGTTGGCCCCAATGTAGATCGAGATGTTCTCATTGGTGCCGCTGCCCATGAACGCGATGTTCTCGCCGAAGACGCAGCAGGTGTGCGTGCCAAGCGTGCCTTTCTGCATCTGGGCGCCGCTGATGCGCTGGAAGGGGAAGCCCGCCGTGCCGGTGTTGTCGAACACCTCAATGGTGTGGCGGTTCAGCGCGTAGATCTCATTGCGCAGCTTCAGCAGTGCCTTCACCGGGTCAGGGTCTGCTTCGGATGATCCATACTTCAGCGGATCGACGGCAAAGGGGTTGTTCAGTTCCGTGATGACGAGAAACTCGCCGTCCGTGGTCATGAAGTAACCATCGACCCAGACCACCGTCAGAGCCGTGCCAAGATCCGGGTCAGTCACCTGCGCCAGCGTGGTGCCGTCGTAAAGATAGAGCCGCCCGCCAGACGCAACCGCCAGATAGTCAAAGCTGTAGGTGAACGTCACGCGCCCACCGCTGCCCACGTCGCCGATCACTATGACCGTGCCATCTTGCGCGACAGTCACCAGCTTGGTTCCCATCACGCGGTAAAGCACGCCGTTCCAGTTCAGGCCGCCACGGTTCGAGCCTGGGCCGTCACCCATTTTGACGATGCCCTCTGCCGGGCGAAGATAGCCCTCCGAGATGCCCGTGGATTTCGGCACAGGCACAAGGTTGACAGGATAGCCCGTCCGAAAGTCGGGCGTGCTGTCGGTAAAAATTCCGCTCAGCAAGGGGATCATCATGAGGTTATACCCGATACCAGGCGTTGGTTGCCGCATCGAAGCGCATGGTGAAGAAGGCGTTGGCAGCGGCCAAGGTGGTCGGGGCGCCGGTGACAGTGGTGCCACCTGCCGAGACAGTCAGCGAACTGACGATCTGCGTGCAGTTGACGCTCACCTCGGCCTTGTCGGCGGCAGATGCCGGCAGCACGATGGTGCCAGCCGCGAATGTCGCCGTAGGCGTCAGCAGCAGCCATGTGTTGGCCGCCGATACAGTGACCGAGAACCCGGTGGCGCTCGGTGCCGCGTATTGCGTCGTCAGCGATCCGGGCAGCGTCAGGTTGGCCTGCATGAACGACAGCAGCAGGCTCATCGATGCCTTGCGCGTGTCGCCGTTATTCGTGGACCAGACGGCGAGAAGATCGCCAAGCTGGATCGTGTCGAGCGAAGAAAGCTGATTGATGTTGGTCATCGCGTCATTCCCATGTCAATGCGCTGTCCGGGCCAACCGTCAGCGGGTCAATCGGTTGACGCAGGAATGCGTCGTTGTAATAGCGCCAGCCCTTGTTGCCCTGGCCGCTGGGGATCGTCATATCGCCAAGCTGCATTTCAACCGGGAAAGTCGAGCGAGACAACAGCGCCTTATAGGCAAGCTGCGCGTTGGCCTTCGTGTCGGGCGATACGGTCTTACCATATCCCGGCGCGATGCGAACCGCCAGATTGAGGTGCATGGCTTCAAGCGCGTCATCGGGAACGCCGATGTCTTGGTTCAGATCGCTGGCAGCCGTGGACGATGGCAAAGGATAACGCAGGCGGATGCCCTTGCCGTTCCACGTTGCCATCATCGCATCAAGGCGCTGCAACGCGCCCTCAAGCTGCTGCGGGGCCAGATCGTAGACATAGGCCGCAAGGCCGATTTCCTCGAATGCCCGGTTCACGATGTCGCGCTTGGTGTATGCCATCACAGAGCCTCAGATTTGCGCGTGTGGCCACGCTTTGGCTTGGCCTTGGTCTCAGGTTCAGGATCTTGCGAAACACCGCTGGCGGCTGCGATAGCCTCGCGCACGGTGTAGTGCCAGCCCGCCTTGATGGAGGCTTCAATCTCGTCGTCGTCCACGATGCACAGATCAAACGTCTCGCTTGCGCTGCGCTTGAACTGGCCGGGTGACTTGTAGAGCATGGTGGTCATTTGCTCTTGCCTTTCGGTGCCTTGGACGGCTTGCCGGCCTTCATGGCGGCAGTGCGTGCTGTGTTCAGCGCAATGGCGATGGCCTGCTTGCGCGGCTTCGTCTTGCTTTCCATCTTGATATTCTCGCCGATGGATTTGCGGCTGTAACCTTTTGTCAGCGGCATGGTGCTATCCCATTGTCAAAGGTGAAAGGGGGCGAGTTTCCCCGCCCCCGATGCTATCAGATCATGGAACCTGATTAAACAGCATGATGCCCGACATTTCAGGCTGCTTGTTCACAACACCGAAGAACGTGTCCATACGATACTTCGTGATGGCGGTGTTGATGTCGTAGAACTTCTGCATCACCAGTTCGATGCCCTGGTCGGTGGTGCCACGCATCACGTCAACGCCAGCGTTGGTCGGGATTGCGTAACGGCCCGGCAGGATTTCCAGAGCGTCTTTCTGCCAGAACACGTTGATGTCGGCAGCGTCCACGTTCAGGATGGTGACGGTCGAACCGTTGGCCGGGGTGGCCGAGACGTTCTTGTACTGCAGTTCAGCATCGGTGCCGCCCTGAGCCGAGATGATCGGCGGGGAGATGACAACGGTGTTGTTGCCTGCAGTGCCGCCACCCGAGGTGATCGAGATGATGCGGAACGTCTTGGCCTGGCCAGTGTCGCCCTTGGTGATGTGGTGCAGCGCGTTGACGCTTGCCAACTTGAAGCAGTCACCAACACGCACAACAGCGCCGGCAGCCAACGTGATGTTGAGCGACTGGTAGCGGTTGTCCACGTTGTTGGTTTCACCCGTGCCTGCGGTCGAGGTCGCACGAGGGGTGTAGTACTGGTTCGCACCGTTGATGGTGATGTCACCGACCGGGGTGGTGTTCCCCAGGATGCGGTTGGCATAGTCCATCTTGTAGGTTTGGAAGCCAGCGACTTCACCAACGAACGAACGCTCATAGGCGGTGGTCGGCTTGCCCGTCATGGTCTGACGGCCAGCGAGATCCGACGCCATGCCGTTATACGAGCGCGAAGACAGCGCCAGATAACGGTCGAACATCTGCACGCCCTGCTCGTTGAACACGGCATCGCATTCGGCCACGTCCGAGTAACCGCCGGCAGAGCCGGAGCGGGTCACGACGAGGGTGGACTGAGCAGCAGCCACGTTCATGATGGCGACGTTGATGTCCGAAGCAAGTTTCTGCTTTGCGGAATCACCAAGGCGGCCTTCCTGAAGCTGGTCACGCAGTTCCAGAGCGTCCAGAGCAAACGGCACGGTCTTGTTGAAGCCGAGCGTTGCCGGGACAGCAAGCTGGGTGAAGTCAACGAACTGAGCCGAGATGTCGGTGCGCGGTGCGCCGTTGATCGAGGTCGCAATGTAGGGCTGCGGACGCCAGATCACGTCGTTGGTGCGTTCCATCATCGAGCCGTCGGTGTTGTAAACCGACACGTTGCGCGACATTACCAAAGCGTCGTTGAAGCCTTCGAGGATGTTCTCGAACGCTACGCGCTCTTCTTTACTAAACGAGTTCGCCATTTTAGCGGTCCTTCATGTGTGGGGGTTAGCCCTTGGCCTTCTGCTTCTTATACTGGAAAACCTTGGAATAGTCGCCAGTCTTTTCTGCTTCAGTCCTCAGGCGGTCTAGGGTGCTGTCAACCGCGCCAGACGGGCGGGCGGTGCCGCTGATCTTGCGCTCGGGTGACGATTGAGCCTTACGGTTCGAGATTTTCAACTGCGTCTCCAATTTCGCAACCGCGAAGGCGAACTTCACGGGATCTGTGATGGAAGCGATTTCCTTCGCCTTTTTCGGGTTCTTGCCCAAAGCATAAACGACCAGGGCCGGGTTGTCGGCACCTTGAACAATCATGCCCTGCTGCATGACGCTGAGATTGTCTTGGACGACATCCTCGGCGACCTCGAAGTCACGCACCTTCAGGCCGGCCTTC